AATTTAATGATATAGATCCGAATAAAATATCATCGGCAGGTCCTGCGCTTAAATCTTTGTATGATGGATTGTCATTGTTTACTAGTGCTAATGTTATAGATAGTATTGGCGGATCTATTAGCTCATTTTTCTCTGGCAATAGTCTAGATTCTATCATTCAATCAGTATCTAAACTTAAAAATCTAGATATAAACAATGTAGCCATTGCATCTTTAACATCTTTAGCAGATTCTTTATCTAAACTTAAAAATCTAGATATAAACAATGTAGACATTGCATCTTTAACATCTTTAGCAGATTCTTTATCTAAATTTAGCAATTTAAATTCTAATAATATAAATGTAACTCCAATTTCAACTCTTATTGACGCAATTAAACCAATATCTGATGTTGATTTATCAGGTATACAAATATCTTTAAACACAATTAAAGAAACATTTTCTACATTTCAGATAAACTCAACAGATATAGAGAATACAGTAAGTGCAATTGGTAAACTTAAGACTACTATGTCGGACGGATTTAATTTTGAGTCAAAAGGTGTTGATGATTTTACTAAATCTATAAACACTTTAGTTGATACACTAGAAAAACTAGAAACTCAGATGAAGAAAACTCCAACAACAGTTTCAACAACTGAATCTTCTGGTGAAAAATTTATAAGACCTATTTCAGGAGGAGACATTGCAGGAAATTCTCCAGAGGACCTACAAAGACAGCTAAATATGAAGATCGACGAACTTATATCACACATGGTTGATATGAAACAAAATACAAAAGATACAGCTGATGCTTTATCTGATCGTAGAAGTGCTGTATAATGAGAGCAATTAAATGAGCTGGAAGAAATATTTTACACCTGTTAATCAAAATGGAACTTTTAGTCCTTTAGGTGGTCCTGATGGCAGTTCAGCAACTACAAGAAATTACTCATCATACCTTCCAGATGTTTATACTGGTAGTCCAAACAGAATTGAGCGTTATCTACAGTATGATACTATGGATATGGACTCAGAAGTTAATGCTGCTCTCGATATTATCAGTGAATTCAGCACACAAAAGAGTACAGATAACGGTACTCCTTTCTTTGTTAACTTTAGAGACAAAGCTTCTAGTGTAGAAGTTAAGTTAATTCGTGATTATTTACAAAAGTGGTGTCGTTTACAGAAGTTTGAGACACGTATGTTTCGTATATTTCGCAATACAATTAAGTATGGCGACAGTATTTTCATTAGAGATCCTGAAACAAAGAAATGGTTTTATATTGATCCAGGTAAGTTAGTTAAAATTATTGTTAACGAAAGTGATGGAAAGAAACCAGAACAATATGTTATTCGTGATATTAATCCTAACTTTTTAAACTTAGTAACAACACAAATTAATCCAAGTAATCAAAACACTCAGCCTGGCGGCTCTGCTTATGTTACAGGAGGTGCTGGAGCACGTGGTATGACTGGTGCATTTCCACAACAAAGCGGTACAAGATTCTCAACTGCTCAGAATGAAGCAGCAATTGAAGCAAAACATGTTGTTCATTTAAGCCTTAGCGAAGGATTAGATAACAATTATCCGTTTGGAAACTCATTACTTGAGTCAGTATTTAAAGTTTACAAGCAAAAAGAATTGCTTGAAGACGCAATTATCATTTATCGTGTTCAAAGAGCACCAGAGCGTCGTGTATTTTACATCGATGTTGGTAACATGCCATCACATATGGCAATGAGTTTTGTTGAAAGAGTTAAAAATGAGATCCATCAACGCAGAATTCCAAGTGCAACAGGTGGAGGACAAAGCGTAGTTGATGCAAGTTACAATCCTCTTTCAATAAATGAAGATTATTTCTTTCCACAAACAGCAGAAGGTCGTGGATCAAAGGTAGAAACATTGCCAGGTGGTACTAACTTAGGTGAAATTGACGATTTACGTTATTTTACTAATAAGTTATTCCGTGCTTTGCGTATTCCAAGCAGCTATTTGCCAACAGGACCTGATGATTCTGCCGCAGTTTTTAGCGACGGTCGAGTCGGAACAGCATATATTCAAGAGCTTCGCTTTAACAAATATTGCGAAAGACTTCAAAGTTTAATTGAAGCCGAGTTTAATATAGAATTTAAACTTTATATGAAAGATAACGGTATTGTTATTGATGATTCGTTGTTTGATATTCGTTTCAATCCTCCACAAAACTTTGCTGCTTATAGACTTAGTGAACTTGATACTGCTCGTGTTCAGACGTTTACAACTATGCAAGAAGTTCCTTACATGAGTAAACGTTTCGCAATGAAGCGTTATCTTGGACTTAGTCAAGAAGAAATTGTTGAAAACGAGCGTTTATGGCGTGAGGAAAATAGAGAAATTGGCGATAATATTGGAGCTCAAGCAGAACTTCGTGGCATGGGAATTACCGGCGGCGGACTTGAAGCAGGATTAGAAACACCTCCAGAAGGTGAAGATATTGCTGTTGAACCAGGAGCTACAGAAATGCCAGCAACTGCTGAACCAACAGCACCTACCGGTGCTCCTCCAGCATAATAGGTAAATACAATATGATACTTCGTGAACTATTTTACTTTAATAAAGAAGATTCTGAAATGCCTCAGGATGACGATCGTTATGATTCTAATAAAGATCATAATGTAATAAAGCGCGATGATACACGTAAGATTCGTTTATCACTAAAGCAAATCAATCAATTACGACGTGCTAGTGATCAACATTACTTAGATTCAGAAAGAGATGTTGAATCGATAAGTAAAATGTACGCACAACCTCCAGCAGAACCTGTAGCCTAATGTCAAGAGCCTTTGTTTTAGGAAACGGCCGCAGTCGATTAGGAGTTAAATTAAAAAAATTAGGTAAAAGAGGAACTATATATGGATGCAATGCATTATATAGAGAGTACACTCCTGATTTTTTAATTGCAGTTGATCCTAAAATGATTATTGAGATATGTGGAGCAGGATATCAACTTGAAAATGAAGTTTGGACCAATCCTAATTCTAGATACGATAAATTTAAAAATTTAAAATTTTTTAAAAATGCTAGAGGATGGTCAAGTGGTCCGACAGCATTACATAAAGCATGTATGGACGGACATAAAGAGCTTTTTATATTAGGATTTGATTACTATGGATTAGATAATCATTTTAATAATGTATATGCAGATACACCAAATTATAAAAGATCAAATGAAGCTGCAACTTATTATGGTAATTGGATGCGTCAATCTGAAACAACATTTAAAGAGTTTACTGACAAATATTTTTATAGGGTAATAGGCCCTGGAACTAAAGTAATTCCGGAGTGGAATCAACTAAATAATATCAGACATATAACTTACGACGAAATGTTCGACCTTATAAGTCGATGAAACATCCAAATCTCCAATTTTTCGCCTATTTCACGCCATTCGTGTAAATAAGTCTTAAATAATACGACAGCCTTAGCTATAGGAGATTTATCATGGCCAATAAACAGAATTTTGAACAGTTGCTTGAGTACATCGTCAACGGCGAGCAGGAAAGAGCAGAAGAGCTATTCCACGCTCTAGTTGTTAACAAGTCCCGTGAGATTTACGAAGGTCTCTTCGAAGAAGAGATGAAGGACGTTGACATGGACGAGTCAAAGGAAGAAGAAGAGGACATGGAAGAAGCCATGTGTAAGGATGAGGAAGAGGAAGAGTCTGTAGAAGAAGCTTTCATTGCTTTCTCTGAAGAGCCAGGAATGGGTGCAGTTGGTGGAGATCCAACAGACGACATGATGGGTGATGTTTCAGCTGATGACGACATGGGCGGTGACGACATGGACGACATGGGTGATGAAGGTGAGATTGAAGATCGTGTAATGGATCTTGAAGATGCACTTGACGACCTTAAGGCAGAGTTTGAAAAGCTAATGGCTGACGAAGAAGGTGAGCCAGAGCATCACGACGGTGAGAATGATCCAGACTTTGGTGGTGAGGAAGAAGAAGGTGAAGAAGAGGAAGAGGAAGCTGATGAGTCCTTTAACTTTGAAGACATTGAAGACATTGACCTTTCACCAGTTGAACAGATGAGAGAATATGTTGAGAAGATTGCAGAGCCATATAAGGGCGGTAAAGCAGCTTCAACATCAGAAACAGGTGCTCCTCATACAAAGAGCCCAGTAGCTGGTAAGAACGATATGGGTGGTACAGCTAAGAACATTGTAGCTGGTGGCGAAGGTTCTACAAAAGGTACTGCTGGTGGACTTCTAAATCCAACAACTAAAGAAGACAATGCTGGAAACGTAAATGTTCCAGGTGCTAAGAGCGCAACAAAACTTAGTCCAGTTGCTAAGGGACACGGCGCTGAAAAGAAAGGCGCAGGTGAAACTGCTGCTAATACAAAGTCAGTACTAGGAAAGTAATTTAATGCTCTATCTTCAAGAACATCTATCATTCGACCAAGCTAAAATGGTCGTTGAGAGCGATGATAAAGACGGGAAAAACCTTTTTATGAAAGGCATCTGCATCCAAGGTGGTGTACGTAATGCTAATCAAAGGGTTTATCCTGTTCCTGAAATCGCTAAGGCTGTCAAAACACTTAATGATCAAATTGGTGGCGGGTATAGTGTGCTCGGAGAAGTAGACCATCCACAAGACTTAAGAATCAACTTAGATCGTGTTTCACACATGATTACCGAGATGTGGATGGATGGTCCTAACGGATATGGTAAACTTAAAATTTTACCAACTCCAATGGGTCAGTTGATTAGAACAATGCTAGAATCAGGTGTAAAGCTAGGCGTTAGTAGCAGAGGAAGTGGGAACGTTCAAGAGGACGGTTCAGGTCAAGTTAGTGACTTTGAAATTGTAACTGTTGATATTGTTGCTCAACCATCTGCTCCTGGTGCCTATCCTACAGTGGTTTATGAACACCTTATGAATTCACGAGGTGGATACCAGGCTTTAAATATGGCAAGAGAATTACAAGGCGATCCAAAGGCACAAAAATTTTTACAAGACCAACTCGTAAATATCATACGAGGGCTCCAATAAGTAAGGAGATACACATATGTTGGACGTTCTAAAACAGCTATTTGAAAACAATGTGGTTTCCGAGGAGATCAAGGCAAATATCGAAGATGCTTGGAACAAGAGAATCCAAGAGAACCGTGACCAGGTTACTTCTGAACTACGTGAAGAATTCGCACAGAAGTTTGAACATGAGAAGTCATCACTTGTTGAAGCAATGGACAAGTTAATGACTGATCGTTTAGCAGGTGAGATTGCTGAGTTCGTTGAGGACAAGAAGCAGTTAGCTGAAGCTAAAGCAAACTATGTAAAGAAGATGAGATCAGACTCTGCTGTAATGAAGGAATTTGTTACACGTCAGTTAAAGTCTGAGCTATCAGAACTACACGAAGACCAGAAAGTTATGTCTAAAAACTTTGCAAAGTTAGAAGAGTTTGTTGTAAGACAGCTCGCTAAGGAAATTGCTGAGTTCGCAGCTGACAAGAAGGAAGTTATCGAAACTAAGGTTAAGCTCGTTAAGGAAGCTAAAGGCCAACTTGAAGCAGTTAAGTCTAATTTCGTTAAGCGTTCCGCTAAAATTGTTGAAGAAACAGTTGCTAAGACATTAAAGTCAGAAATTCATCAGTTAAAGGAAGATATTTCTTCAGCTAGATCGAATGACTTTGGTCGTAGAATCTTCGAAGCCTTTGCTTCGGAATACACTCATAGCTATCTCAGCGAAAAAGGTGAAGTTGCTAAACTAATGGGCGCACTTCAAAAGAAGGAAACAGAATTAGTTGAAGCAAAGACCATCGCTGTTAAGAAGTCAAAATTAGTTGAGAGTAAAGAACAGGAAATCGCACGTATGCGTGATTTAACTGCTCGTAAAGAAATCGTTAGCGAACTTCTTTCACCACTCGGCAAAGATAAGCGTGAAGTTATGTCAAACCTCTTAGAGAGTGTTCAGACACCAAAGCTTCGTGCTGCATTTGACAAATACTTACCGGCAGTTATGTCGGATAATTCGGCAACCAAGCAGGCATTAGTAGAGGCAAAAGAGATAACAGGTAATAAGACAAACAATAACAGCAATGCAGGCGAAAGCAACATTGTTGATATCCGTAGACTAGCGGGATTAAAATAAGGAGTTTTAAGCTATGTCAGAACTATTAGAAAGCCGCTGGCAGGATACCAAAGAGGCACTTCTTGAAGGCCTTCAAGGAAATCGTAAGTCAGTAATGGCCGTTACACTTGAGAATACACGCAAGTATCTCTCAGAATCAGCCACAGCTGGTGCTACATCTGCCGGTAATGTCGCAACTCTTAACAGAGTTATTCTTCCAGTAATTCGTCGTGTAATGCCGACAGTTATTGCTAACGAACTAGTTGGCGTTCAGCCAATGACTGGTCCAGTAGGACAAATCCACACTCTACGTGTTCGCTATGCTGACACATCAAGTGGTGCTGGAACAGTAGCAGGTGAAGAGGCACTTAGCCCATTCAAGATTGCTGCTGCTTATTCTGGTAACGAAGTCGCTGCCACACCAAGAGCAAACTCAACTGCATCACTAGAAGGTGCAGCTGGTAAGAGATTAAGCATCCAGATCCTCAAGCAGGTTGTTGAAGCTAAGTCACGCAAGCTATCAGCTCGCTGGACTTTTGAGGCTGCTCAGGACGCTCAGGCTCAACAGGGCATTGATATTGAAGCAGAAATCATGGCTGCTCTTGCTCAGGAAATTACTGCTGAAATCGATCAGGAAATCCTAACATCACTTCGTTCACTTGCTGGTACTGCCGTTGAAACATACGACCAGTCAACTGTAAGTGGCGTTGCTACATTCGTTGGTGACGAACATGCTGCTCTAGCAGTTCAGATCAACCGTGTTGCTAACCTTATCGCTCAACGTACACGTCGCGGTGCTGGTAACTACGCAGTTGTTTCTCCGTTCGCTCTAACTATCCTTCAGTCAGCTACTACATCAGCTTTTGCTCGTACAACTGAAGGAACTTTTGAGGCTCCAACAAACACTAAGTTCGTTGGTACACTCAACAGCTCAATGAGAGTTTATGTTGACGCTTACGCATCAGATTCAACTTCAGTTTTAGTTGGTTATAAGGGTTCAAGTGAGTCAGACGCTCCTGCCTTCTACTGCCCATATATTCCTCTAATGTCATCTGGTGTTGTTCTTGATCCAACAACTTTCGAGCCAGTAGTTAGCTTCATGACACGTTACGGATACGTAGAGCTCAGCAATGCAGCTTCTTCACTCGGTAACGCTGCTGACTACCTCGGACTAGTTGGTATCACTGACGGCGAGGTTAAGTTCTCCTAATCATTTAGGACACGAAACAAGATTAGCGGGCTTTATGCCCGCTTTTCTTTTGACTTAAATACCTCATGGAAAAATTAAAAATACAAGATCCTGAGGATTGGTATAAAGTAAGATCACATCTTAGATTAATGTGTTTTCAATTTCCTCAATTCTTGCACGATTACGATAGAATGTGTAAAAGTATTGAACTTAAAATAAAAGATCTTTGTACAATCGATATTGATATTAAGAGACATAACGATTCGTTATACTACAAACAGTTAAGAAAAAATAAAGTAGACGAAATTAACGAAACAATAAAAACCTTTTCAAAAATACTGTTAGTAGCAACTTTATCCAAAAGATAAATACTACTACCGAATGGTTTATGGGGAAACCCACCCCATAGCCCTAGAACGGCCTTTAAGGAGAAAAAAATGGGACGCCCGTTATATAAAGACGTATTAGGTAATGACGTTAGAGGTACTTTTGTTAGTAATACCGGTATTAGAGTAGATGCATATTTTAGTGGTTCACTTCGTACAGATGTATGGATTATAAATCAAAAAGGTGCTCGTAAGTATAAAGTTCAGGATCAATCTGATGGAGCTACAGGATTCTGCAAGTTAGTAAATGCTACACCAGCAGCTAACGGAGAAATGAAACTTGTTGGTTATGTAGGCGGCAACGGTGGTGCTACTGTTATTCTTAATAAGTTACAGAAGAGAACTGCTATTGATTGGAACGGTAATCGTTATACATGGCGTATTGAAAACGATTCAACAAACGATTATATTGTTCTAACAGCTATCTAAGGATCTTAAATGTCGCAAGTAATTACTCTAGTAACAAGTTCTACCAGTACAGCAACTAATGTGTTGTCTTTTGCTAGTGTTCCAACAACTACGTTACAAGTTGGCTCAACTATAACCGGGTTTGGTATTACGGCTGGTAGCTACATTGCGGCATTTACTACTGATTCTATAACAATTAATAATATTGTTACAGTATTTTCCGGTACTACTGTAACAATCACATCAAATGCTGGATCTGTTAAAAAAGTAAACAGCGACTATAAAATAAAAGTTCCTAGTGGTGGAAAAATTACTTTAGATACTGGAACTAATGTTGGTCTAGTATTCATTACGGGTGATTTAAATGTTCAAGGTAATACTACTACAATCAATACTACTAACATGGACATTGAAGATAATATTATTGTTCTTAATAAAGGTGAAACTGGCAGTAGTGTTACAGAAATAACATCTGGTATTGAAATTGATAGAGGAACAAATGTTAACGGAAATGCACAACTACTTTGGAATGAATCAATACTTTGGCGTGATCCTTGGACTGAAACTTCTAGATATGGTTTGTGGGTATTTCAAACTAAAGCAACAGGTCAAGTTAACGGAATTAGAACAAATTCAATAGATACTGACGGAAATGATCTTGCTTTAATTAGTAAAGGATATGGAACCATTACAGTTAGTGGAACTACTAATTACGAAGAACAAATTTTAGATTATCTAAACGGTACTATGGAAATTCTCGCAGGTGGCGATGATAATATTCCAAATATAAGAGCTGTTGTTGATAAAATTGACTATCAAATTTTAAATGCTCCATCTGATAAAATTAAAAGAGATGACACACAAGTTATTGTTTATGACAATAATATATCAAGAAGAATAACTTATTTTAACACTAATGGAATTTACAATACAACAGTTAATGTATTTCATTTTCTTACAACAAATAGAGAATTAAACGTTTCAGTTGGTACATATATTACAATAGTAGGGTCTGGAATACCAAATCTAGACGGAACTTGGCAAGTACAGACAGCTGATCCGTTATCTTATACTTTTACAATACTAGTAACAGTAGCAGTTGCATTGAGTAATGCTGTTAATAATACAACTGGTGTTTATGTTAATGGTTCTAAGAGTAACGCTAAAATCACTATAGATAATACTACAGTTGGAGAGTTTTATACAACTCATTCGGATATCTTTAATATAAGAATACAAGATAGTACAATCCAATCAACTGTTTCTAATACTGATCTTATACTTGCATCCCCGGGATCAGGAAGCATTAGAATTCAAGATAGTATGAAAATTATGTTTACAGGATATGCTACATCAGCAACTCCTGCTATGGAAATAGATTGTGTAAAGATTTATACAGATCCGGAGGGAGCAGGAGATACTGGAATTTATTTTGTAAATCCAACACTTGCTGTAAATACTGGTGATTATAGAAGAGACGAATTAATAAGTAAAAAGAAAGCAATTGCTTTCAGTATTTTATTTTAAGGTAAGGTAAACATCATGGCAATAGACAGTACAGTAATTGATAGCGCAGGAACAGTATTATTCACAGCAGTCGGTGATAAAATGATTGCTACAATGATATTCTGCAACACTGAAAATCCCGATCCTTATAATGAAGATAATAATATAGCATACTTAGACTTGCACCTTGTTAAGGGCGGCGGCGGAACTGGTAGTGCTACTAAAACAAATCAAATTGTAAAAGCATTAGCAATACCTGCAGGTGAAACAGTTTTCTTCGACACAGAAAGAGTTGTTTTACAAGATAGTGATGAAGTTATTGGATTTGTTCAAAGTGGTAATGCAGAATTTATATCTTGCACAATTAGTTCGGTAGACATTTAATGAGATTTTTAAAGAGACAAAACCTTAGTAAATTTCGTAGGACAGATAAAACAATATCATATGACGAATATGGTAATGTCATTATGAATACTCCTAAACAATTACGTTTGCCTAAAGGGGATACATTTAATAGAGATGCAACTCCTGAAAATGGACAAATAAGATATAACACAGATATACAAGATATTGAAGTTTATGTTAATAGTCAATGGCGTCTCCTTAGATATAAAGAGCCGGTTGAGATTATACAACAAAACTTAGGATATGGGGATTATGTTAGACAAGAGTTTGGACCATTAAATCCTGTTCCAGTAGCAGGACAAAATATCCTTGTTTTAATTGAAAATGTAATTCAAATTCATAACATGAACTATACAATACAGCAAGTAGCGGGCGAATGGTATATTTACTTTGATCAACCGCCTCCAACTAAGCCAATTACTGTTCTCCACAACTTTGATCGTTAATTCTCCGATAAATATTAAAGGAGAATTTAATGTCTACACAAATCGGTCGTATTTCTGGTGCCTTATTAAAGGATAATCTCTTACGAGATGGTGTAGACTTAGCGTTTGAAAACGACTTAATTTACTTAGATGTTAATAACAGTAAAATAGGTATTAAGTCTAGTGCGCCTCTTACAGACCTTTTCATAGACAATTTCGGACGAACAACTAATATAATTGTAGACAATTTAGTTACAGCAGCCGATATTACTCTAGAAAATAATAATATAAGTTCAGTTATTGGTCCTTTATATTTCTATGCAGATAATGTTAGTATGTCTAGACTAGGTGTAGGAACTATTCAAATAGACGATAATGTTATCTATACAATGGATTCGAATGCCGATCTTGAACTAAGACCAGATGGGTTAGGAATACTTAAAGTTGATAATAATGTTTGGATAGATGGAAATTTACATGCTACAGGAAATATTACACTAGACGGAACTATTACCCTTGGATCGGACTATAATGATGATGTTTCATTCCTAGCAGATGTTAATAGTGATATTGTACCTGCATTAGATAATATCTATGTATTAGGAAATTTTTCTAGAACACTTCGTTGGAATAATACATATGCTGGATTATTAAATGGTGCAATACTTACAATTGACGAAGCATTAGTTATAGGATCAGGAGTTGATGTTGCTCAACGTCAAGGAAAGACATGGTATGTTGCTGTTTACGGAAGTAGCGGTAATGTGGGTGATCATCCTAATGGACCGTTTGAAAGTATAGAACGAGCAATAAACAATGCTCAATATGGAGATACTATTTTTGTATATCCAGGAACTTATTATGAATTGTTTCCATTAATTGTTCCTGCAGGTGTTACAATTCAAGGTGCCGATATAAGAAATACAATAATTCACCCGGA